AGCACTTCGTGCGGACCCCCATGGCAACGTCCATGGACGCCGACTTCGACACCGGCAACGCCCGTTACAAGGCTCGCGAGCGCTACTCCTTCGGCGTCTCCGACCCGCTGGGCATTTTCGGTTCGCCCGGCGCAAGCTAAGCGAAACCGAGCAGTACCTAGGGGGGCCTTCGGGCCCCCTTTTTATTGTTTGCAGTAACAAGTTGTGAGGTGTATAACAGAGCTTAATCCCTGACAGGCTCATCTGAGTCTGACACTAGCCACGACAGGAGATTCCCATGGCTAACACTACGTTCCAAGGTCCCGTCCGTTCCGAGAACGGCTTTAAAGCTATCACCAAGGCCGCAAACACCGGCGTTGTGACGGAAGACATTTCGATTTCTCACGACGGTACCAACAGCGTGGTCATCTTCACCGACCTGCCGACCTCTGATCCGTCCGTGGCCGGTCAACTCTGGAGCAACTCCGGCGTGCTGACGGTCTCCGCTGGCTAAGGAGCTACCCCATGTCTAATTCAGACGTACGCGCCAAACGAGTTACCGCTGCCGCCTCTCTCGCAGTAGGCCCAGCGCGTATTCGTCAGGTGCAGGTGCTGACAGGGGCGGGGGCAGGACGCTTGACCATCACTGATGGTAATGGAGGTTCGACTGTTTTGGACCTCGATTTTCTTGCGTCTGACTCTCACTCTGTGAACATCCCCGACTGGGGCATACGTTGTGAGACTGATGTGTTCATCACTGCGATGACCAACATCACGGCCATGACGGTGTTCTACAGCTAATGCGCACGGACTACAAAAGGGGTGGCTCTGTAAAGAAAAGCCCCGCATGGACGCGCAAAGAGGGTAAGAACCCGAAAGGGGGCCTCAATGCCAAGGGGCGTGCCTCTGCTAAACGGCAAGGTATGAACCTGAAGCCCCCGGCGCCGAACCCCAAAACCAAGAAGGATGCGGGGCGGCGCAAGTCATTCTGTGCCCGAATGTCCGGCATGAAGAAGAAGCTTACGAGCGAGAAGACGAGGAATGATCCGAACAGCCGGATCAATAAGTCGTTAAGGGCTTGGAACTGCTGATGCCGTCAAAGAGCGACAAGCAAAAGCGCTTGATGGCTGCAGTTGCCAATAACCCGAAGTTCGCAAAGAAAGTCGGCATCCCACAATCCGTGGGTAAAGAGTTTGAGCGCGAGGATAAGAAGATGAACTGCGGATCGAAGCGAATGATGGGCGGCGGTAAGGTCGGTATGCACAAGATGCCCGACGGCACCATGATGCCCGGTAAGAAGCATGGCATGAGGGCTGGCGGTAAGCTCAACATGGTCAAGAAGGGCGACAAGATGGTCCCCGACTTCGCTGCTGACGGCGTTGGCAAGATGAAGGCTGGCGGTGCTGTCTACAGAAAAGGCGGCAAGGTCCGTGGCGCAGGTATGGCGAAGAAAGGTGTTCGCCCCTGCAAGATGCGGTAAGGAGCTAGATCATGCCCAGTAGATTAGAGCAAGCCCAAGCTAGACGACTAAAGCAAATCCGGGGACGTTCCCCTGGACGAGCTTATTCCGCTGCGGAAAGCCGTCGCCGCGCTGCTGATCCGAGTAGGCGTGACCGACAAGAAGAGATTGGACGTAGCGCTAACAAGAAGCAAGCTGAGCGGTATCAAAAGATCGCCAGCCGGGCGATGAAAAAAGACATGGACATCGCCAAAACGGCTCGCACTGCAGCTAATGCCGCAGGCAAGCGCGCCATGAAAGGGCTGCTTGGGCCTTTAGCCGGGATCGCAACGGTTACAGAGTTAGGCGCGGATGCGGTTGAATCTATCGTTGATCCGATGGCTGAAATGGCAAAGGCTGAGCGCCGAAGCTATAACCAACGCGCCAGTACCGATATGGACACCGCAGCTCGTGGAGTCCGTGAGGCCATGTCCGGTGATCGTATGCGCCGCCTGCAAGGCGAAGGCATGAAGAAAGGTGGCACCGTCCGTGGCTGTGGTCGTGCTGCACGGGGTCACGGCAAGGCCCGTATGATTAAGATGAAGGGTGCATAATGCGCTGCTACTACAAGAAAGGCGGCACGGTGAAGGACGATTGCTACCGCAAGGTGAAGCGGCAGTATAAGGTTTTCCCGTCCGCCTACGCGTCGGGCGCCATCGCCAAATGCCGGAAGAAGAAAGCTCGTGGCGGTTCGTAAGACAGCTAAGGGCGCCGCCCTCAAGCGCTGGTTCAAAGAGGACTGGAAGGATGTCCGAACCGGTAAAGAGTGCGGTCGCCAAAAGGGTGAGAAGCGCGGGACTCCGTACTGCCGCCCGACCAAACGCGTGTCGTCAAAGACGCCAAAAACGGCCTCTGAGATGACGGCTGCCGAGAAGAAGAGCAGGGTATCGCAGAAGAAGAGTCTCGGTCAGCCAGCAGGCAAACCCCGCCGTGTGAAGCCTCTGCAGAGGAAGAAGTAAATGGCTACGTCCGGTACAACAGCGTTCAACATGGACTTCACGGAGATCGCCGAGGAAGCATGGGAGCGTGCCGGACGGGAAATGCGTTCTGGTTACGACCTGCGTACTGCGCGCCGCTCCATGAACCTCATGACCATCGAATGGCAGAACCGGGGGATCAACCTCTGGACCATCGACGAGGGCACCGTTTCCTTGGTCAGCGGCACGGCCCAGTACACCCTGCCTGCCGACACCGTTGATCTGCTAGAACAAGTTATCCGTACGGGCTCGGGCTCGACGCAGCAGGACCTGACCATCAACCGGATCAGCGTCAGCACCTACGCCTCTATCCCGAACAAGACGACGACCGGACGGCCTATTCAGTTCTGGATTGAGCGGCTTGTGGATGCCCCCAGAATCAACGTCTGGCCCGTGCCGGACAGCAACGACTACACCTTCAAGTATTGGCGCATGCGGCGCATTGAGGACGCAGGACGAGGCATTGAGACGGCTGACATGCCCTTCCGGTTCCTCCCTTGCTTGGTTGCCGGGCTCGCGTACAACATCGCTTTGAAAACGCCGGAACTGCAGCAGCGCATTCCGATCCTGAAGGCTATGTACGAGGAAGAGTTTGAGCGCGCGGCGAGCGAAGACCGGGTGAAGACCAACGCCCGCTTTGTGCCGCGCATAGGACGTATCTGATGGGTAATCGGTTCGCTTCTAACCAGCGAGCCCTTGGTATCTGCGATGTCTGCGGATTCCAGTACAAGCTGCGTGAGCTACGAAACGTCTTCGTCAAGCGCCGCGATACGAACATTAAGGCGTGCCCTGAGTGCTGGGACCCGGATCAGCCGCAGTTGCAGTTGGGTGAGTACCCGGTGGATGACCCGCAGGCGATCCGTAACCCGCGCCCAGACAGCCCTGAGTACGCTCAGAGCCGTGCTAACATCATCCCATTACAGCCCACGCCTTGTGCTGGGTTTGTTGGTACAGTGACCGTCACAACGAGTTAGGAGTAGGTCATGAAAGTCAAAGACACTGGCAAGATCAAGAAAGTACCGAGCCCGAAGATCAACCAGCCGATCAACATGAAAACGTCTGGGATCAAGATTCGCGGTACCGGTGCAGCTACCAAGGGCACGATGGCTCGGGGGCCGATGGCATAAGCCATGAACTACACTGAGCTGACAACGAACATACAGGACATCTGTGAAACGACCTTCACGGCTGACCAACTTGCTATGTTCACGCAGCAGGCTGAGCAGAAGATTTATAACTCTGTCCAGATTCCTGCCTTGCGGCGTAATGTCACGAGCACGTTCGCGTCGGGTAATCAGTACCTAGCGATCCCCACAGATTTCTTGTACACCTACAGCTTGGCAGTTGCGGATGGCAGCGGAGACTATCAGTTCTTGCTCAACAAGGACGTGAACTTCATCCGCGAAGCCTATCCCAAGTCATCGTCCACTGGGCTCCCCCAGCACTATGCCAACTTTGATGATGACTTCTTTATCGTAGGCCCGACCCCTGACGCCGCGTACGCGGTTGAGCTGCATTACGGCTACTACCCCGAGTCTATCGTGACTGCCGGGACGACGTGGCTGGGTGATGAGTTTGACTCGGCGTTGCTCAACGGCGCGCTGGTGGAAGCTGCTCGGTTTATGAAGGCAGAACCTGATATTATTCAGAATTACGACAAGATGTTTGGTCTGTCACTTACGCTGTTGAAGCAGCTCGGAGATGGCAAACTTCGTGAAGATACTTACCGTTCTGGGCAATATAGGATGCCGGTGAGCTAATGTTTAAGGTTGATGTTTCGGTTTCCCCGGAGCCGATTGTCGCGGTACACACGACAGAAAACCGGGGTTTCACGCCAGAGGAAGTTGCTGCGCGTTGCGTCGATAAGTTAATGAGTGTGTCCGATACCGCTCACCCCCTGATTAAAGATCAGGCTCGGGCCTTCAAGAAAGACATGGAGATGGTCGTTGCGCACTATATGCGTGAAGCCATCGCAAGTGATCGGACCACCATCTACAATGCCTTAATTGAGGCAGGGCACCCTAGCCTTGCGGGTGCTATAAGGAGACTTTGACATGGCGATTACGCAAGCGATGTGTACTTCGTTCAAGCAAGAGCTGCTGACGGGTACGCACAACTTCACCAACGGCACGGGCGACACCTTCAAGATCGCTCTGTTCACCAGCGCAGCCACGCTGGGTGCTTCCACTACCGCTTACAGCGTTACTAACGAGACGAGCGGAACGGGGTACACGGCTGGTGGTAACACGCTGACGAACGTTACCCCGACGACTTCCGGCACGACCGCCTTCACGGACTTTGCTGATACGACGTGGTCCACGGCGAGCATTACGGCTCGCGGCGCGTTGATCTATAACAGCACGGATTCGGATAAGGCTGTGGTGGTGCTGGACTTCGGTGCGGATAAAACGTCCACCGCTGGCGACTTCACTATCCAGTTCCCGACCGCTGACGCATCTAACGCTATTATCCGCATCGCCTAGGCATGTAGATGGCGTTAATCACCGGTTGGGGCCGTCAGGCTTGGGGTGATGGTCCGTGGGGCGAAGCCGTCCCCGTTGTCGTCTCAGGTCTTTCGGCTACTGGAGCTGTAGGTTCGGTAACGGTCGTTGCTGAAGCGGTCGTATCGCCTACGGGTGTCTCCAGTTCCGGTCAGGTTGGCACCGTTGTTGTTTCCGCCGCTGCGGATGTACCCGTCACCGGGTTCTCTGTAACAGGTTCTGTTGGCTCTGTAGCGGTCGTCGCTACGGCAAACGTATTCCCCACCGGAGTCGCAGCTACTGGGGCTGTGGGCTCTGTCGCTGTCTCTGCTGACGCCAATGTCCCGACCACGGGACTTTCCGCTACCACTTCTGTTGGCTCCGTAACCGTAACGGCTGGCGCTAACGTATTCCCGACAGGCCTTGAGGCCACGGGCGCGGTTGGCTCGGTAGATGTTGTTGGGGACGCGAATGTCCCGACTACGGGCCTTGAGGCTACCGGTGCGGTTGGAACGGTCGTTGTTGATGCGGGGGCGGTTGTTCAGCCCGCAGGCCTTGAAGCCACGGGGGCGGTTGGTAGCGTAAGTGTTACTGGCACTGCGGTTATCTCTGTTACTGGCGTTGCGGGTACGGGCGCGGTCGGTACGGTAGCAGTAAAACTGGGCCAGACTATTGATGTTACCGGCTTTGAAATCACCGGTTCTGTAGGTACTGTTAGTGTTGTTGCTGAGGCTAACGTATTACCATTAGGTGTAGCAGCGACGGGGCAAGTTGGTTCTGTTAGGATTTGGAGTGACATTGTACCTACCCCCGGAAATAGCTGGAGTGATATAACTCCTTCTGGTGGAGTCTGGACGGAAGTGGCACCTGCGGTAGCGAGTTCTTGGACGAACATAACTCCTTCAAGCGGGTCTTGGGATGATGTAACGCCGGGTGTTACACCCGATTGGACTGACATCGCGGCATAGAGGATTAAACGATGGCTAGCACTTATACCGTCAACCTTGGCATTGAAAAGATCGCGACTGGCGAACAGTCCGGTACTTGGGGTACGACGACCAACACCAACTTCGACATCATCGACCAAGCCATCAACGGCGCGGTTGCGGTCACGCTTGCCAGTGCAGGGACCTCTGGGTCTCCCAATACGCTCGCTATCACGGACGGCTCGACCTCTGACGGTCGGAACAAGTTCATCGACTTCAATGACGGCGGCGATCTCGGTGCCACGGCCTATATCCAGCTCACGCCTAACGACGCCGAGAAGATCGTCCACATGCGCAACAGCCTGTCTGGCGGGCGCTCGGTCATCGTCTTCCAAGGCACCTACAACGCTAGCAATGACTTTGAAATCCCCAATGGCAAAGATGTTCTCCTGAAGTTCGACGGCGCAGGCGCCTCGGCTACCGTTACGGACGTAAATACGGACCTGTACGTCACCCAACTTTCCTTCAATAACCTGAAGGGCACCGGTGC